GCAAGTCAATCAGGTACTGAAGCTCTTTTTGACGAAGCTGATACAGATTTCAGTGGTAGAAATGCTGCTGGTTCATCTGTAGATGGATTCTCATCAACAGCACAAACTGGAGAAAACCCAGCTGTACTTAACGACAGTATCGGTACTTCAACTGGTTACACAACTGGTACAGGTATGACGACTGCTGCTGCAGAGGCATTAGGTGATGCTTCTGGTAATGCGTTTGCTGAAATGGCATTCTCAATTGAGAAATCAACTGTGACTGCTAAATCAAGAGCGCTTAAAGCAGAGTACACTATGGAGTTAGCTCAAGACCTTAAAGCAATTCACGGCTTAGATGCTGAAACTGAATTATCAAACATCTTATCTGCTGAAATCCTTGCGGAAATCAATAGAGAAGTTGTAAGAACAGTTTACAGAACTGCTGAAGTAGGTGCTGCTGATAACGACAATTCAAATACTGCAATCAACACAACAACAGCTGGTATCTTCGATTTAGATACTGACTCAAACGGAAGATGGTCTGTAGAGAGATTTAAAGGCCTAATGTTCCAATTAGAGAGAGATGCTAACACAATCGCTCAAAGAACGAGAAGAGGAAAAGGTAACATGATTATCTGTTCTTCAGATGTTGCCTCTGCTTTACAAATGGCTGGTGTGTTAGATTACACTCCTGCGTTAAACAACAACTTAAACGTTGACGATACTGGTAATACTTTTGCTGGTGTATTAAACGGTAAGTATAGAGTTTACATTGATCCATATGCGGCTAATTTAGCTTCAAATGCGTCACCGACTAAACAATACTACGTTGTTGGTTACAAAGGAACTTCACCGTATGATGCTGGTATTTTCTACTGCCCATATGTACCACTACAAATGGTAAGAGCAGTTGGCCAAGACAGCTTCCAACCAAAAATTGGATTTAAGACAAGATATGGTCTTGTTGCAAACCCATTTGCTGGTGCTGGATCTGGTGATTCAATCACTGCTGACGGTGTTGGTGCTATCAACGCAAACAGATACTACAGACGTGTTCAAGTTACAAATATAATGTAATCTTGTTACGTTTTAGTAACGTATTTAAAAAGGGCGGCCGTAAAAAGTCGCCCTTTTTTTTAGCATAAATAATATTGCACTATGAAAAAAATACTCATTCAATATCTTTACATATTTGGTATAGCCACCACAATATTGTTTTTCTTTACATGGGCAAGTGCCTGTGAAGTAGAAGAAGTAAAAACACAAGACTTACCAATATGTGAAGAATATCAAGTATCTACTGAAGAAAATCCTTGTAAAAAAGATAATGTAAGTATGAGTACAATAGGTGAAGCATTAGAGAAACTTGGCGAGTCAGGAACACTTCCTAAATAGTATATAAATATTAGTATGACTACTACAAATAGTTACAATAGACAACCTACAAAATTAGACTATGCAAGTCCTACACAGTTTAAATTTGGTATTATTAAACTACCAAAAGTAGAATATTTTTGTACAGCTGCAAACATACCTGGTATTACACTAGGTACTGCCAATCAACCTACACCATTAAAAGATATACCTATTCCTGGTGATAAACTAGATTATGATACTTTAAATATATCTTTTTTAGTAGATGAAAATTTAGAGAACTATAGAGAAATACATGGTTGGATGACAGGTCTTGGTTTTCCAAAAGATACTTCACAGTTTCGTGCTTTACAAGGTGCGGGTGCTGATAGATATCCAACAACTACAAATACAGGCATTAATAACGAGATAGGTAAAGTTTCAAAGGCAGTACAAGATGATGGTGGCTTATATTCAGACGCCACATTGTTTGTACTGACAAGTAAAAATAATGCAAATATAGAAATAAGATTTAGAGATATATATCCAATATCACTCTCTGGATTAGACTATAATCAACAGGCCGCAGACGTTGATTACTTAACTGCTAGTGTTACATTTCAATATAAAATATATGAATTTGCAAACGTATCATCTAGCACTACTGTGGAAACGACTTCATAAGTCCTTGACTAAATAGTTAAGAATTGATATAATGGAGATATTATGACATTTGATGAAATACAGGCACTAGCCGAAAAAGACCTTAAATTAAATGATACTGAACTTGATTTAGAATCATTAAAAACACCACAGTTGCACAACAAGTATTGTAAATTTCACAATCAATACATAAATTTATTAAAGAAATCAGAGCAAGATAGAGATAGATTGATACGTGAAAAATGGGAATACTATACAGGTAAGGCAGACCCTAGTGTCTACCAAGAAAAACCTTTTAACATAAAATTACTAAAACAAGATGTGGATAAATACCTAAAGTCAGATGATGACTTAATTAAACTAGAACAGAAAGTAACTTATATACAAAGTGTCGTTGATTATTTGGATAGAACTATTCGGATTATTTCAAATCGTACATTTCAAATAAAAAATGCCATTGAGTGGAAAAAGTTTACAAGTGGAATAATATAAAATGCAATTAAGAAACTCGTATATGTATTATATTAGTGCTATCAAGCCTGATATGTGTAGAAAGATTATAACACACGGTCTTTCTAAAATGGTTGTTGATGAGAAAAAAGGTATCAGTAAAGTTGCCTCTACTTTTGATGGAAAAGAAAAAGGTGGTACTGATATGAAAGGTAACAAAGTATCAGATAAACTAATGACTGCTGGTGCTACACGAGCAGGTCTTGCTAAAAAAGGTATTGATAGTGAAAAGGCCTATGTAAGAGATAGTGAAATATCTTGGTTAAACGATAAATGGATGTACGATATTTTTCATCCATACGTTCATCACGCAAATAAACAAGCAGGTTGGAATTGGCAGTGGGACTTTTCTGAATCATTTCAGTTTACAGTTTATAAAGGTCATAAAAATCACGGTGGGTTTTATGGTTGGCATGCTGATGGTTCTTCAGACCATTTAAGTATTTACAAACCTGCAATTAAAGTAAAAGAGGGTAATGAAGCAAAAGGTATTGCACCTCAATTTAAACCACCTGTAAGAGATAAAAATGGTGCACCAATATTTGATATGAAAGATGGTAAACAATCGCCTGTACCTGATATGAAAGCACCAGATATTCCTTTAAGACGAGATAAAAAAATGTTAGCACCTGGTTTTACAGATAACATATATATGTGGGATAAAGTTAGAAAAATAAGTATGACTGTAAATCTAACTAAACCAGAAAATTACGCTGGTGGTAACTTAAAGTTTGATTTAGGTCCACACGCAGGTAAAAAAAGATTTAAAGTTTGTCAGGAAATAAGACCTCAAGGTTCTGTTATTATATTTCCTTCATTTACATACCATTGTGTTACACCAGTCACAAGAGGTACAAGATATTCACTGGTACTATGGAGTTTAGGTAAACCATGGCAATAAAAGATACAGCAAAATTTTATGAAGACCACAGATATGTGGTTATAAGAAACTTTATACCTCGTATATTAGCAGATTATCTATATGGTTATGCTTTAATGAGAGCAAATCGTGCTAAAACATTTATTAATACAAAATGGTCTGATTATAGAAGTGATATAGATGGCACTTATCAGGATCAACAAGTACCAAATACATATTCTTGTTATGCTGATCCAGCAATGGAAACATTATTACAGTATGGATTAAATGGTATGAGAGAAATTACAAAACTTAACTTAAAACCTACCTATTCTTATTGGAGATTATATAAGACAGGTGATGTTTTAAAAAGACACAAAGATAGACCAAGTTGTGAAGTGTCAACTACATTATGTTTAGGATATGATAATAGTAATTTAAAAGGTCGAAAAAATAATTGGGAAAATTATGATTGGCCTATGTGGGTAGATGAAACAGGAGGTTTTGGTAACAAAGGTAAACCTGTGCATATGAAACCTGGTGATATGATAGTTTATAGAGGTTGTGAAATCGAACATTGGAGAGAACCTTTTGTTGGTGCAAATCACGCTCAAGTATTCTTACATTATAATAACGTAGATGGTCCTTATGGTGAAAATTGTGTTTATGATGGACGCCCTCATTTAGGTCTACCACCTGCTTTTAAGTCACCAGAAAAACAACAAGCAATGGCAGAAGCAGATAGGAAGTTAAGTGAGCAACGAGCTAAGGGTAGAAAAAGATAATAATTTTTTATCAAAAGACCAAAAGTTTTTTATAGAAAATAAGATATTTAATAATACATTTCCATTCTTTCTTAATAACAAAAGTGTTGTTGGTAAAAAAACTATTAACAAACCATCATTTAGCCACGTAATATTAAGACGACCAGAAGAACGAGTTGGTAATGAATATTATAATAGTCCAGATGGAGATTTTTATTTAGGAATATTAAAATCTTTCTGTAAAAAGCATAATATAAGAATAAATGAGGTTTTACGAATATGTATAAATTTAACATTTAATAATGGTTTTAATAAGTGTAACATACATAGAGACCATAATTATTCACATAAACAGTTAATTGTTTACCTTAATGATTGTGATAAAAAATCATATACAGTTATTAAAAATGGTAAAAAAGAAATAAAAATAAAGCCTGAAAAATATAAAGGTATCTGTTTTGAAGATAAGCCACACTATCAATATTTTCCTAAAAATGGAATTAGAGTTGTTATAGTTTTTACATTTAGATAATATGCAAAATATAATTGTAGATAAACTTAATGATGTTTATATTAAGATAGATGCTGATGCCTCTATCCGTAGAGAACTATCTGACTATTTTTCGTTTGAAGTGCCTGGATATAAATTTACTCCTCAATTTAGAAATAGAGTTTGGGATGGAAAAATACGATTATATTCGTATGCCACAGGTCAAATGTATGTAGGATTATATCCTTATCTAAAAGACTGGTGTAATAAGAAAAACATTCAAATCACAGAAATTAACGAAATTCTTACTCAAAACTCTTTCTCAGCCGCCGATATAGACGGACTTATCAAAGAGTATGAACTCTCTATCACACCAAGGGACTATCAAATTGACGCATTTAAGTTTGCTTTACAATATGATAGAGGATTGATATTATCACCAACAGCCTCAGGTAAATCACTTATCATCTATATGTTAGTAAGACATTATTTAAATATGATTGATAATAATGTTTTAATTATAGTACCTACAACATCATTAGTAGAACAATTATATAAAGATTTTAAAGACTATGGTTATGATGTAGAAACAAATGTTAGTAGAAAATATCACGGATATGATATTGATGAAGATAAAAGAATAGTTATCTCAACTTGGCAATCATTATATAAAATGCCTAAACAGTTTTTTGAAGATTATGGTGCCGTTATAGGTGATGAAGCTCACTTATTTAAGGCCGTATCATTAACAAAAATAATGACTAAACTAATAGATTGTAAATATAGAATAGGACTTACAGGAACTTTAGATGATAGTAAAACCCATAAGTTAGTATTACAAGGTTTATTTGGTATGGTTAATAAAGTTGTATCAACAAAAGAACTTATTGATAGAAAACAGTTAGCAAATTTAAAAGTAGTTTGTTTAAATTTAAAATATTCAGAAGAAGAATCTAAAAAAGTTTATGGTGTAAAATATTTTGAAGAACTAGAATATTTAACACAAAGTACCGCTCGTAATAAATACATACGAAATCTTACCTTAGCACTAAACGGCAATACTTTATGTTTGTTTCAGTTAGTTGAAAAACACGGTGAAATTTTATTTAACTTAATTAAGGAAAAAGCAGACCCTAAAAGAAAAGTGTTTTTTGTTTATGGAGGAACAGAAACAGATGATAGAGAAAAAATTAGAGCAATAACAGAAAAATCGGATAACGCAATTATTATCGCTTCTTTTGGGACGTTCAGCACTGGTATCAATATTCGTAATTTACACAACATTATTTTTAGTAGCCCTAGTAAGAGCCCTATAAGAGTATTACAAAGTATTGGCCGTGGTTTAAGAGTTGGTGATAAAAAACAAAGTGCTACAGTTTATGATATATCTGATGATTTAACCTATAAAGATAAAAAGAATTTTACCTTAACCCATTTTCAGGAAAGAGTTAATATCTACAATCGGGAGAACTTCAACTATGAAATTCACACCGTAAATTTAGATAAATAGTTATATGATTAACCGAATAGATACTCAAGCGGTAAAAATAATCAGACTGGTTTCTGGAGAAGAAATCTGTTGTAAGTTTCCTTTACATAAGGATCAATTACCCGAAAACTCTAAACTATTAAGATTACAGGAACCAATGTTAATTAAATA